TTATGCTTTTGTGATATTGACTGCTTGAAGACCACGTTGACCTTCTTCAACATCAAATTCAACTTTTTGACCTTCATCAAGTGATTTGAATCCATCAGATTGGATTGCTGAGAAGTGAGCGAACAAATCTTTGCCTTCTTCTGAAGTGATAAAGCCAAATCCTTTATCTGCGTTAAACCATTTTACTGTTCCATTTGCCATAATATTTATTTCCTTTCGACAAAATTGTAAATCTCATTTTGCGAAAAGTGAATCTATAAAACATTTTACTCATGACAAAATCTACTTTCTCATAGTAACACTAATTATACTCAATGTCAAACTGCCTATTTATTAATAAAAACCATATCTTGATGATATGGTTTTTATGAACTGTAAGGAAAGCAACTAATCTTTCCGTCCAGCAAGTATAACACTAAGCATAGTTAAAGTCAAACTAACTACTAATTGAAAAATAAAAAGCCACTCACAATTGAGCGGCTAAAGATGACAGGCGGTGCTTTCGAAGTACCAACCTTACGTTAAGTATATCACTTTGATCAGTTATTACAATAGTAAATAAAAAGTCACCCCAAATGTGGGAGGGTGACTGAAATAAGCTGGGAGTGACTGACTCCCTAGCGCAAGTGTAGCACTATACTTAGATAAAGTCAAACTGATATAAAAAACCGCCCAATATGACAGGAGGACGGAATATGCCTAAGAGAGATGAGTAACTCTCTATAGGCTTAGTATAACACTTTAAAATTTAAATACAATAGCAAATAAAAGGCCGCCCCAAACGCAGGAGGGCAGCTCTGATATATAGTAAGGAGTCTACTAAGCTCCTACGCTAATCATAACACTTTAAAATTTAAAAACAATAGCAAAATAAAAAAGCCACTCCGAAGAGCAGCTTAACTCTAGAAATAGGATGAAATCCCACAATCATCCCGCCTACATTATAACATATTATTATTGACAATTGTTCATAAAATTGTTAATATTATAATAGTTAGTGCAAGTTAATCTAGTTTTATACTATATTATTCATACCTTGCTCTAATCACTTTTCGGCACTGGCTTAATGCTAGTGCTTTTTTGATATAAAAAAATGCCTCATAAGGGGGAGGAGGCATTTAAGAAAAATTTTATAACGAGCTTCTCATGGATGAAGAAAACTCTAGGAATAAAATATCAGGATGATTTATTATAGCGCTATCATTATTTTTTGTCAAGAAAAAAGCGCCCCAGTTAGGAGAGGGACGCTTAGGAGTCTTTATGAAAAAGTTTTTTTGGAATAAGAACATTATATAACTTTCCATTTCCGTTGTAAAGAAAAACGCCCTCGCTTTGGAAAAGGACGCTTTATCTCTCCCAAAATACTTAGTTATTTGTATTTGGAATAGCAATTACGATAAGGATATTATACTAATTTATCTTAATGAAAGCAGTAACGTTTTTTAACAAAAAAAGACCCCCAATTAAGGGGTATCAGTGTTAGAAATTAATTATAGCAAACTTCTTAACGATAACAAAGAAAATCGCCCTAGAGCCAGTATTATTTCTTTTTCCTGTAATCAAAAGCAAGACCAAATAACAATCCGATACCAATACCCATAGCTAAGTTATGAAAAATAATCCCAAATGCCACTCCTAAGCCCAAACCTGTTTCGATTCCTAATCCATCACTACCTTTTTTCATAAGCTGTTCCTCTCTTTACGAAAATTATATCATAAATACGGCAAAAGAAAAACGCCCCGGAGGGCGAGAGATATTATCTGGTTGATAAATAGTCAGGGTTTAAAGTTAGAAGTAATTGTTCGTTAAGCATTTCGTGATTTGGCTCAATTATTTTCTGGTTAATTTCAACAAAAAGTTCATCACATACATCAGGTCTATTTCTACATAATGAATCTTTTGATATGACCAAATCTTTTGATATATGAAATTCTTTATCCAAGTCTATCAAGGTCTTCTTAGAAAATGGGTTTCTATTTATATCAGCTTCTTCTACTATGGAATTATTCACAAGCGTTAATAATCTAGGCTTATAAGTTTGAGATTTCACAAATAAAGCTTCCTTATTATTTCCAACACAAATGTACATGTGGATTACCCTAGCTAATCCAGAGGAGATGTCAGGAAATGGTACTTTCAAATTAATTACATCTTTTTCCTTAATCAACGAGAAGACCTCCGTCTTCTTCGATTTTAATATATACTGGGTTTAATAGATCTTTATTATTACTTAGCACTTCCATAGTATTATAATGTTCTTCCGTAAGTGATGAAAAATCTTCTTTAGATACCACAAATCTCTTATCCTGCATAACAATCACGTGGTATTTTTTAAAATCTTCTGGCCTACTGAAACTTAATTGGGATAAAATATCTAAATCTTTTTCTGATATATCGCCTTCGTAAATTGGGATTTGTTTTATACCATTATCAATTTTATCTCTTTTAGATTTCCACATATCAAATACATGAGTAAGTTCAGAAAGTTCAGTATCCGTCATTGATTCAATCAGGAACAATGATTCTTCTGCATTTTTACAATCTATGTGTTTCGGATCAATGTTTTCTAATTCGTTTATAAATTCTGTTTCGTTGTGTACCATATCACCATACACTTTGCTAAAAACAGGACCATTAACATAAGCTTTTAAACTATCTAAGGTATAATCTTTATGGGAAACTTTTTGGAACATTTCGTAAAAATAAAGAAATTTTTGGACTTGCAAATTCGTTAATGTTTTTATATTTTTGGTACTATTCAACCAAGCTAAAGCATCTAAGTGATTTTGTGAAGTATAAAGCATATGTACCTCCTTTTATTTAGCTATTTTATATTTAATAAGAGTATACCACATATTCATTCATTTTCAAAATATATGACAAACTTGTTTATTATACCATAAATTTTTATCAAAAAAACTGGAATTTATGAATTATAGCTTTTTTAATATATATGTAACAAAAAACACCCGCCGAAGCGGGGTTAATTTACTTTCTATATCTAAAGTAACTCATTGCACTGAAGCTCAACCCGATACAAATACCAAGAGCCATATTATGAATGATATAGCCGTACGATAATCCTATAAAGAGCCCTAAAATAACACCTATTACTGCCTTATTTTTCAAATTTTTCATAAATCTCATCCTATTCCGTGTATGATAATAATCTCGATTATATTATATAACAGTTAGAGCAATTATAAAATCGTACTAAAGTATGATTTTTGAAATAGACATAATAAAATCCCTGACCGAAGTCAGGGTTTTAGTTTTATAGTTTATTCGCATTTAATCGACGTTGCAACTCTCTTACAGAATCAGAAACTGGACTAATAGTTCCGTCTTGTGCTGTTCCAAGATGTTTTTGCAAGGCTTTAATTGTACCTTGACCAAACAGACCGTCTTGTCCAACTCCTAAGAATCTTTGCAAGGCTTTAACAACGTTTGAACCAGTCAGTGATGAATCAAACTCTGCAGCATAGATATTTTGGTTAAAGGTTTGTTTGTACTGGTGACTGATCACTCCGTCTTTTCCGGCTGTATCAAAGTATTCTTGAAGTCGTTTAGCTGTCGCATTTCCAAACTGACCATCAATATTTAACGTAACCATTTGAGGTTTATTGTCAGTATTTCCTGAACCTGAACCAACAATTCGGTAAAAGTGATGTGGTAAGCGAGTGCTCATGTATGCATCATTCGTATCTACCGCAATTCCGTTGTGAGTATAAGAGCAGTGAATGAATGAACCATTGCTTAGGAAAATACCTGTGTGTCCATCTGAACCAGCCGAACCTCCTGGAGTGCCTGAAATGAAAATATCGCCACGTCGTACTTCTCCACGACTTATTTCTTTTAGTTTGGTTCCTGACATTCCAAACAAGGTTTCAGTATTTCCCATTGAACCTACTGACAGAAAGCCACCAGCAATCATTGAAAAGAATACTGATGAGCTGCAATCGTAACTGTTCGGACCCATTCGTGAAGTCATTGAGTAGGTAACTTTACCTTTTCGCGCTTGCATCCAAGCTATCATATTTTCAATACTTGACATTATTCGCCTCCTTCTGTGAATTCATGGTCAGCGTCAGAAGCTTTAACCACTTGAATGCTATCACCATTTTTCAAACTTTTTGTAAGTTCAGTCCCTTTTTTGGCTGCATGAGTGAAGTCGTTGTTCTTCCACCATGCCCAAAGTGCAAAAACTGTTGTAATTACAGTGCTAACAGTATTATCGTCAAGTGGCAATGGATTAATACCCAATGCTGTTAGAATTTGGTTAATGATAGCTAACCAAAGCAAAACTGTACGTGTAAGTGTTCCTTTGTCGATTGTTTTCATGTTCTTTCTCCTTTATTTAAAAAATACTTTGATTATTTCCGTTAATGCTGCAAAAATTGCTGCTGCAGAACCGCCGATTCCAATCGTCAACTTCCAAAAGTTTGTTTTATCAAGTAATTTCAACTGAAACTGACGTTCATCTGAACTCTCATTTCCCTTGATAACAGCTTGCAAAATTTGCGCATTCTGTTCGGATTGACGAGTATTTTGCTCTCTCAAAAAGCGATTTGATTCATCAACACGAGCCAATCCCTCACTCATTTGTTTTTGCATTTCAACAGACATGTCACTAAGTCGAGCAATTTCTTTGCTGTGCTGCTTTATTTCCTTGCTTTGTTGTTGAAGCTGACTTTCGTGCTGTTCAACAATTTTTTCTAACTCCATTACTCCTTCTTTCTAATTTATTTCAAGAAGTACATAGCAGTACCTCGTGGTGCGCCAGTAGCTCCAGAAGCACCCCACCACTTTACTCGACCATCTGTTTCCAAATCGACGTGGAATGCTAAAGCACCTGATGCAAAGTGTCCAATCAATTCTTTAATGCCATCCGGACGCCATTGAGCGGGTACTGCACTTGAAAAATATGTGCCACTATTAATAGCAGTTAAAGACCCTGAAAAACGAACTAGAACAAACTCTCCTTTACGCTGAAAATTCAACGACAGACCGTTACCGATATTTACCGTTTCAGAAATTGTTGTTACTTCAAAATCTTTTAATATCACTTTTCCAGATTCATCTGCCATTACAGCTTTTGACCAACTACTCCATGTAGGTGTAGTTCCGGAAATCGAACGGCTGTATGTCCAAGTTGTAGAATTTATTGGAGCATAAACTGTTAGTTCTTGAATCGCCTCGGTCACAGTTACAAATGCATAGAATTTAACTCCAGACAATTCTGTAGGAACATTTAATATTTCCGTTCCACCGACAAATCCACCAATCCGGTAGAAACCAGTAGCTGTAATATCATTTAGATCATCTCCATTTTTCAGATTCCCTTTATTTGAAATTGATTTATTTTCTAAATCTGTCAGTTTAGAATCAGACTCTGTTTTTGAATAAGCTCCAACTTGGCTTGCGGTTACTGCATGCGGATTAGCTTTATTGTTGACATGAGAATCAACTTTATTTGTTAATTCTGAATCTTTAACGGGAAACCAAGTATAATCGCTAGCAGACTTATTTGTTTTTACAGTGTTGCTGAAACCTACAAACTTTGGCCTGTCAGCAGTTGTTACTTCGCTAGCTGAGGGCATGTATGGAGTGGCGGTTGAGCCTTTTTCTAGCTTAGGCTTGCTAAAACTCGTTACGGGAATGGATGTAATTTCCCTGAATACAAGGAATTGATTACGACCGTCAGCAGTGTTGTTTGTGCTTATAGCTGTAAAAGTTAACGTGTACCTTTCATTACTTTTTGGAGGTATATTAATTGTAACTCTTGGGTTAGAGGTTACCGTATCCCATGGCACATTGATTCCGTTAACGACAGGATAAATATTAGTGTTAGCCGTACCTGCCGTAAGAATAAATTGAACTTTTGCGACGGTTTCGGAATTATTTGCAATCGTTATAGATGACGTATACACTCCAATTGGTAGTTCCAACCCAGCTACATAAAGCGAGCTTATGGTTAAGTCTGCATTAGATGTATTAGGCACATACTCAGAACCAACGATGTTACTTTGCAATCCGTAAAAAGCAGAGTTTGAATCCAGTGTCAACTTTATCGGGTATTTAAATAAACTATTGCTGAGTAAATTCAAATTCGGAGAAACAGTCGTGAAACCATCCGTACCGTCTGCGCTGTTGGCATAGGCGATTGAATTAATATTAGCTGATAGTACCGCTTGAGTAAGGCTGGGTGTCATATACTTAGCGTTGCTAATTGCCTGCTTAGCCTCATCTTCTGTAGCTAAACCAAAGTTTTGAATATTGCCAAGCCCGACTTGTGCAGCCGTAACTTTGTGAGGATTAGATATATCTATCGTATGTGAATAAATTCCTTCTTCAATATGGTTCATACGATTGTCAGTAACAACCGCACCATTTTCGATATTCTCTTCTTCAGTTTTTAGTTCATCATACTTATTCCAGGTTTGCTTATCATAACTCATTATTTGCCAACCTCCTTAGAATTTTCTTGCTCGTAAGCTTCAACTAATACTGATAATTTAGCGTTATCAAACTCTAGTTGAGTAATCTTAGATAGTAGTTTGTTAATCAATTTTTCTGCATCAATTTCTTTATTCATGCTTCCTCCTCTTTAAAGTTTTGTTCTTCAATTTCTTTTATTTCTTCAAACTTCATATCAGTCAAAGTCAATCGGTCATTTTCATATCCTCTCCTCTTACCCTTAATTTCCCATGTAAAAGGAAGATTAGGGACAGATGATTGCACTGTGAAACTCGTTTTATCTCTGGATGTAATATAAACAAAACCGTCACTATAGCTTTGTAAAAACACTTGATATTCGAATTCTGTATTAATAACATCAGAAAAATGTTCTTCAATAGGAACAATAACTGTGCAATCTTCACCTGTTTCTGCTGTTCCGATATCGCCTAGATATGACTCAGCCGTTTCATAGGCTGGAGTTAATCTAAGCCCATCTCTTGTGACGTGAGCAGCATTTTTAGAACCAATTACACTTAGACTACCGTTAACACTAAGATTTCCACCAATATTAGTGAATTGGCTAATTTTAACATTACTTAAAATGTTCAAAGCACTTGCTACAGCAGTTATTGCTCCATTGTTATCTCCTGATAGGTAAGTTGCATTACTTCCTATTTTAAAGCCAGTCACTCCCACTCTCAAATTAGGACGATTGTCACCACTAGATTGATATTCAAAGTTTGTTGGAGTATATGAAAGCGAATTATTATCCCCTGTTATTTGCAATCGATCTAATTCTGCAGAACATGACATAGTGTTCCCAACAGCAGAAAAATGCAAGAAATCTTTATCCGTTTTTTGACTATAAATGGATAAAGAGCCAGAATCAGAAACATCAAGTCGAACATTTCCTTCTTGCAAATTAATTAACGTGGTATAAAATTTAAAAATTTCTTTGCCATCGCTATTTCTTATCCAAATAATTGCTCCATTATCCTGAAGCATAGAAAAATCATCTCCCGCAGAAGTGATTTTAGAACCCTTGATTTTTACCCCTTCTATATCAACAGCGGTCAAAGTTCCTGACGATATATTCGAAGCGTTCAAATTAATGATGTTAATTAACGAAGCGTTAATTGTTCCAGCATTTAGTTTTGAAGCGCTCAAATTACCAATCATTGCATCTTTAATGATGGCATCATCTATTCGAGTTTTATCAGTTAACCAAATTTTTGCACCCGTAATTTTTAACCACTCTTTACCATCCATTTCTTGTGATAAATTGATTGTTTTTACAATCTCATCAGAAGGAACAGAATTGTCGATTTTTTCTTGAATTTCATCAGATAATCTTGTAGAAGTAGTCATTACCCAATCGTAAGTTCCGTCCGAAAGTTTTGTATAAATCCAGATTTCATCATCTGGGCCATTCTTTTTGAACCAAATATCGCCTTCTTTGGGATAAGGAGGTTCTTCTGTTCCGTCATAAACTGAATTTTTACCCGCTGCATCAACACGAGAATTAATATCTTTAATAATTTGATTAAGTGGTGGGGAATAAGCTGAGACTGTTTGAGCTGAAGAGTTAGTATTAGCTGAACTAGTTGCTGTCAGTCCTCCCTTAAAAGTTAGAGTGTAACTTAAATTGGGAGTTTTAAAGGGTGTGCCATCTCTATCAGTGAGTGTTAACCAATCGCCAGTTTCTAGTGCTGGATTCCCCCTCCAATTTAAAGTAAAAGGATAAAAATTGATATTTTTTACTTTCTGATAAATATCATCAAGTAAACTTTGAGTCATTACTTTATTTTCTAAAACAATTTGTGGACCAGTATTACTACCCGCTAAATATGTAGCTTGTTCATTTCCGCTTTCGCTTTGAACAGGTACTGTACAAGATATCCCACCAATTTTGTACATTAATTCATTTTTTGTTAGCCCCTTTTGAAAATATTCTGCTGGTGAAACTGCAAACTTAGGGTCGATCAATTGCATGATTTCCAATTGATTTGTCCGGCTAAACCTTGCATAACCTGCTTCAAACTGAGCGATTAAACCTATTGCTTGTCTAAAAGTATAACCCTCAGGTTTTCTTATTTTTTGGGTGCTAATCATTGAAAAGTTGGTTTCATTAATGACAGAACCGCTTTTGTTAGCAATCTCTAAAGCTATATCTCGAATAGAAGCAGGGTAGGTCAGTTCAGAAACATACTCATTTTCTAAAAAAACAAAACGATCACTTGCTTCAAGTGTCGTTTTGTTTTCATTTCTATCTGGGTCACACTTAGTGACATAAAAAGTTCCAATGGAGACATATTCATAAACCGTTGGTTTATAATGAATCAATTTAGCATAACCCACTCTTGCACTTCCAACCTTTTCAGGCGGGATATTATCATAATGATAATCTGCATCATAAGTTGCTATTCCGACTTCTACAGTTACTTCTGTCAGCTCTTTAATATTTTCAATTATTGAACAAAATTCTATTTTTATAGAATTTGAAAATGTTGAACCTATTTGAAATGTTTCACCAGAAATAGAGCCGCCACTGTATACCCAACTATTGATATCGTTTTTTGTAAAAACTTTATCGCCAACTTTTATTCGAGTCTCAAATCTTCGATTCTCTGCTTTCATGGCATTGTTAAAATCATCTGAGACAGTAAGCATTTCTTATCCTCCTATTTTTCTATCAGATTCACAGATAAGTTTTCCCACTTCATCGCTTTAAACTTATCGTTCCATGAGTAAGAAGGCATTGTAGAATCTCCGGCATAAAAAGTTTTACTTCTTTGTCTTCCGATTTGTGGGTCTGGATAAATTACTACGAAGAAAGGTTGATTAATTCTTTGTAAAATATCAGATACTTCTGAGTCACTCAAAGGGCCCCATTTAATGTTTAGTTTTGTTTTTTGAGCAATGACATCTCTTACCATTTCTCCATTTGCATTTCTCCCTGAGGAGTCAGCGTCGATTGTTGAAATACTGACGCTGAATTCTTTAGGAGTTTTGACCGTCACTCCATTAAATTGTAATTCGGTAGACATAATCCCTCCTTCTAAATGTTAAGCTCAGTGTACCCGAGCTGTTGATGGTATTTATTGATTTCTGAAACTGCAATTCGTCCAAACTCTCTGCCACCGATATTTATCACAATATCTCCATTTGAAGTTTGGCTCGTTTGTGCTCCTAAAGATTGAACAAGCAACATGATGGCACTTGTTAATGAACCATTCATATTTGCCAAACCATAATTTGACACATCTTGTCCTCCACCAAAGCTTCCAGAATTACTGTAATCAGTAGGTTTGTCTGTGAACATTTCAGGCAACTGCAAAGTTTCAAATGATTTGAAATCACTGATAGAGTTATAAGGATTATATTTAGCAGGAACAACCATCTCTCCTTCATGAATCATTGCTAATTGATCTTCAGGAACATACGGCGTACCTTTTGCATAACCGTGTCCATGCCCAATCACTTGAAGCATACCAGGGTCACCATAACGACCCATTGCATAATGAATTGCAGCAAGTGCATTATCATATCCGTTAAAGATATTTCCGTGCCCTGGAAATTTATTTGCATTGAACGTGGCCGAGATAGTTTGTAACAATCCTTTAGCCAAGTCGCCAGTAATCGTATTAATATCAGTATATCCACCTTGGACAGCTTTCTCATTACCTCCTGACTCACTTTGTACTTGTCTTAGCCAAGCATTGACATAGTTTTCAGAAGTTGATACACCGTTCATTGACAGAGCTTTTTTAATAACTGGTCGCCAACGTTCAACACCAGTACCTGATGGACTTTCTGAGCCTTCTGAGAATGCCTTTTCAATCATTCCCATCGCTCCATTAGCTATAGTAGATATCCCACCAGTCGCAATAGATAACGCAGGTTCAACTGCTTGAGAAAGATTAGTAAACTTACTTATTGCAATGTTTAAAATCTTTTCTGGATGAGTGGCATAGTCCCAAATATCGCCAACCATTTCTTTGGCTTGATTCCATTTCTCACCCATCCAATTACCGATACCATTTGCATAAGCAGGCATTCCTGACATTGCTTTTGCAGTTTTAGCACCGCTCAGTACTTGGGTTCCTTTTGGTAAATCAACCATGAGGTTTCTCACTTTAGGGAATAGCCCAGTTTTACCATCAGGTGTTCGATACATTTCTTGCCATTGGCTACCTGAACCATCATTTACTAATGCTGGTCCTCCTGGGTGACCGTCAGTACCGTTAGCATATCTTGGTACACTCCAGTGACCTAATCTATTACCAGAACCAACTTTACCGAGAACCCAGTTAATACCATCGATTACCCCATTAACTGCACTACCAATAACTCCAGCAATACCATTCCCGATTGCGGCTGCACCTCTTCTGACTGCATTTACTCCGCTTTCAAGACCTGAGCCAATCTTTCTTCCCATATCGGAAGCCCACGAAGCAACACTGTCAAATGCACTTTTGGCTGTAGATTTAATAGAGTTTGCGTAACCACCCATTCTATCTTTCATATTAGACCAGGCGTTTGAAGCGTTGTTGGCAGCATTGCTGGCAGCATTTGAAACAGAACTTCTTACATTTTCCCAAGTGGTTGAGGTGCCGCTCTTTATCTCATTCCACTTACTTGATACTTTCGAACCAATAGAATCCGCTGCACTGTGTACCGCTGTTTTAGTATCATTCCATTTTGAAGAAGTCCAATTTTTCACATTGTCCCAAGCATCTGATGTACCTTTTTTAACTTCAGACCATTTTGTAGAAACTTTTGTACCGATGGAGTCAGCAGTATCGCTTATGGATTTTTTGGCATCATTCCATTTATCAGATGTCCATTTTTTAACATTATCCCAAGTATCTGATGTTGTCTTAGATATATCAGACCATCTATCACTAACCCATTTCTTAGCACCGTCTACCGCACCACCTATAGCATTACTGATATTCCCCCAAATAGCTTTTGAAGTGTCCAGTATCTCTTGTGTTTTATCAGAAATAGTTTTTTTAATATCTCCCCAAATTCCACCAATTAATTCTGAAACGCCACCAATGAGGCTTGATATCCCATTTAATAGACCTTGAATTAAGAAACTTCCTATTTCAGCAAATACAGTAGAGGGTGAATGAATTCCAAATAATGATTTAACACCATTTACTATTGGATCCACAAGATTTTCTTGCAACCATGCACCAATGTTTTTTAAACTATCTCCAATACCTTTGAGTAAGCCGTCAATGAGATCTGTTCCCATTTTTATTGCGGATTGTAAAAAGTTTTTATTTTTGGCCAACCAGTCACCTAAGCCATTTAGGACGTCGGCTATATTTTGCAACCCATCAACTATATTTGTACCAACCCATTTACCAAGAGGTTGCAAGAATTTTTCCCAAAACCATATAAATAAAGGTTTTAAAACCTCAATTACACCATTAATAACTTTTAAGGCACCAGCTAAAGCATCAAGAAATACAGGAAGTACATCTTCTATTGTAAATTTAGCAAGTGGTAACAAAACATTCTTGTATAACCACTCTAAACCAGCACCGATATTATCAGTTAGGGGTTCTAAGTTCTTTAATAAATTCTCTATTCCCTTAAGTAATGGAGAAAAATCTAATTTCTTAGCCCAATCGGCTGTAGCCTTAGTCATGTTATTTAGATGACCTAGTAACTTATTAACTATTTTAAGGATATCAGAAAATATTTTCTTACCAGTATCCCCCTTTTCCCACGCCTTTTTAAACTGCTCTGCAAGATTACCGACTGTGTTATTAATATTGGTAAAAATCTCAAGGAGGTTTGCTGCTATTTCTTTACCAGTTCCATCATTCCATGCTTCTCTAAATGATTTAGCGATTGAATGAAGTAATTCTAATATTCTGTTCAGCCCATCAAATAGCGATTGGATTAAGGCAGTTCCTCTACCATCTTCATTCCATGCTTCTTTAAATGCTTTGGCTATATCGCCGATAATGTTAAGCACATCCGCAAGTAAAATCAATATATTTTCAATAAATAACTGACCTGTTCCATTTGTCCAGACCTCCATAAAGGATTTACCAATTGAACCAGCTAATCCGATAATTTGGCCTAGAGCATATTTCCAAGAGTCCATGACATTTTGTCCTTGGTTTTTCCATGCATCTTGGAAAGGTTTGAAGAAGTCTTTAAGCAAGGGTTGCATATCCTTCATCCATTTAGGAGTTGAATAATTACCAGTCGCAGCCCCAAAATCAATACCTGGAGCTTTTGTATCTTGGCCTTTGTCAGTATCATCATCAGTTTTGTCTTGCAAACCAATACGATTAATCTCATCAAATCCCATGAGTGAACGTTGAAGTTTATCAACTTTTTTCTGCGCTTTAGTCGCTGATGAACCTGTATCATTCATTGCTTGAACGTTATTATACAGCCCCTCAGCTCCTTTTTTAGAAGCTTGATAAGTTGTACCAAACAACTGTGAAATGAAGGCTGCAAGCTGTCCTGTTAACGTAGCAATAGCGCTCATCATAGCATTAATTGCAGGTAAGATGGCTGTATAAATTGGATAGAATGCGGTCATCAAGTTGACTTTAATCTGATTAAGTGAGTTAGAAAACTGATCATTTGTCTTCAATGCACTCATCATTCCGCCAGCTAATTTACTTATCGCTCCACCAATTAATTGATAAACAATTAATGAAGGCAACAAATATTTCATAGACTGAAGAAATGCATTATTACCCATATACATGCTACGAGTACCTTGTGTGACTTTGTTTGAATTTCTCGAAAAGAGATTTCCAAATTTATCTAATATTCCAAATGAATTTTTCAATCCATTTCCAATTCCCCCAGCACCGTGAGAAATGGAGTTTGACATGCGGTTGAAGACTCCGCCATATTTAGAAACAGCACGCTCAGATTGTTTCAATCCTGAACCTGTCATACTAGCTCCAGCTGCAGCTGTTCCAGTTGTCATTGACGATTGGCTAAGAACTGAATTAATTCGTCCTATTGCCTTTCTTAATGATTCTGCACGCTCTTCTGTTCTTTGATATTCTTTTTGAAGAACATCGTTACTACTTGCTAGCTTTTGCATCTTATCAGACTGTGCTTGCATTTTTTGAGCAGTTTTCAATGAATCAGGAGTATCAACATTTTTAAAACCTTTGTCAAAACTTCCGACTGGTTTTAGTTGATATTGATATTCCTTTTGTAAAGCTCGAACACTTTCACGCATTGTATAATACTTAGCTTCATTGGCATCCATTACTTTTGCAATTCGCTCTAAAGACGAAGGAACTGCATCAAACTCAGTCTTCATTGATCTAGCAAGACTTTTTGCTTGGTCTTGGTACTTAACCATTGAGGCCTGAGCCCGTGCAATCTGGTCATCATACTTGACTGTTTGCCCACCATCTCCTTTTGCTGAAGAACTTTGACGCTGTGATTTAAGATAAGCCACTTTTTCTTGAGCGGCTTTAGCTTGACCCATTTTTGCATTAATTTCATTTAGCATGGCATCAATTTCTTTTGATACTTTAGGACGTGCTTTCTTAAATCCAGTAGATAAATTATCTCCAATACTTTCTGATGACTTCTTAGAAGAACTTTCAAGATGGCCCATCATTTTTTCAAAAGTCTGATTCATTTTTTCTAACTGTTTGCCAAATTGTGTTGCACCTTTATCAATATTCAAATTATCTTCGGTCTTTTTCATAGACTTGCCAGTGATATTTTGAATTTTTGACATAGCAGATTCAATATTTGGCATTATTTTATCCAAAGACGCTTGAACTCTGGCTGTATTGACGTCTAATAAAACTTCCAAGGTTTCTAATTCCATATTTCTCACCTCCTTTTCTATTCAATATTTTTTAATTTTTATTTTGACTTTTTCTTTTACGAGTTTCCTGAATTAACATTGCATTTTGTCGTATGATTTCTTGGTCAGTAAGCATCGCTTGTTTCTTTTCTTCTTCCTCAGATACAGCTTGCACTACTTCTTCCTTGAGTTGATTTAAGAAAGGATAGGCATCTTCATATTTAGGAAAATTCTTTGGATCATTAAAAGCATAGATAGCAAGCCTTTGTTGAGAGTAATCAAACATGGCTTTTTCTTTTAGTTTATTCTCATGCCTTTTTTTATTTGCTTCAACTTGGACCATGATTTCATCAAAAGTCATTGCCCAAAAATCTGTAGAAGAAATACCAGCTTCGACTGCCTGAGGGTATAAATCCTCAAGCATGCTGGATAAATTGTTGTAGGTTTTTAAAGGAGTTCGCTCGGTGCTTCTGGTTCGTTGTCCAGAGATTCCCCATTTGTCGCTTCGTTCTCCTTCTTGTCCTTGCCGAAAAAACCCGCTTCATCAAGCAATTCTTGAATGGCATTGAACAAATCAAAAGTAGTGTTTCCTGCTTCAACAAAACGTTCAAAAGCGTTAACTAAATCTGAATCAGAAACTCGGCTTGTTTGGTTTGCACCTTGAAGCACTACCAATAATTTGTTTGTTGCTGGTAGTTTAAAACCACCTTGACCATTTACGAAAAGTCCCATGAGTGATTCATCCAAGCGTTTTTCAATCGCAATAATAGATTTACCATCCAAGCGCAATTGAAGATTTAAGCCACCAAATTCAAATTGTTTAGTTCCAGGAAGTTTTACGATATTTTCTTTTGTCATTTTTGTTTCTCCGATTTCTATATTTATAAAAAATAAAAAGGCTAGCCACTCTGACTAACCTTTAATTGCTAAATTATTGACCACTGCCAGCTGGTGCTGGTATAAAGTCAGGGCCTGCTGATACAACCACTACTAAGTTAAATCCAAGTGCTTGGTTGACTTCGACACCGTCAAATTTATAAGATGGTTGGCCTGTAAAGTCGACTTTCATACCATCAGGATAAGTCACTGTCCACTCAACTGCTTTACCAGCTTTGACCAAAGTATCAACATCTTTGAAGTTGTCTCCTTGATAAATGATTGCGAATTCCAAATTATCTGAATCCTGAATCCCTGCAATATATGCTTTCTTAGCTGAACCTAAGTGAGTAACATCTACTTTTTCAGGATCGGATCCCATTGCGGGAATAGATTTTACTGCTGCGACAGGTTTTGAAGTTGCACCATCTTTATAAGAAAGGACTGTATCTTTTGAAAGTAATCCTGCTACTGTTACCATGTTTATTTCCTCCTATTTCGAATAAACGTATTTTGTTTTGTTATCCACGATTGCGGATAGTTCAATAATGACACGCTTTAAATCTGCTGTATTAGCATCTCTTTGCGTGCCTGTAAAACCAATATCACCAAATTGTTCGATGACATTATTAACGATAGTGGTCAAACTACTTTTAGAATATAATTCAATTGTGATTGACCATTTTGTTTGAAGTTCCTCTCCACTTCCATCTACAAAATGCGGCGTGTTAACCGTTCTGTAAATAGCTGTAGGAAAGTCATTCCATGTTGACGGATAATCAGTTGCTACTTTTTTAATCTCAGATATCCCATTTAAAACGGAAACAGTAGCAACTTTAATATTTACTCTTTCCATTATTTAAGCTCCCTCAATTTCTTTTGAACGTGCTCTTTGTATATCTCAGGCATTTGCGGAAGGATCTCTTTCAATGATGGATATAAGAAAGGTCTTGCTGGTTGACCACTTGTGATGTAAAATTCTTTGCCTTGAATGGTAATCTTAGGCATGCCATAGATTTCATTCAAATCAATTCCAACTTCCTCAGCTGGAATAAACCAACGAGTTTGAGTATAAACTGGGTTAACACCTTCTGGTAAATCTTTAGAACTTGCTTGCCCATTTGGACCAGTACCAAACTCACGATAAATGGCTTGAGCTTTATCCGACCAAATACGCCCAACTATTTTACCTTCCGCATTTTCTACAACCTCAGTCTTTAAACTTCCAATCAATTCTCCAGAACTGAATTTCATACTAGAAGCTAGTCTTAATTCTGCTGCAGAACGAACCAACTCTGTGATTTCGTAAGTCGCATCATTCACGGCGTCATTTAAGATTTTAGGCATCGCATTAATTTTTCGTTTAAGCCTGTCCAAACCTTTAATTTCAACTCCCAATGTCATCGTTCCTTTCTAACATCACATTGATGTGTGTAGAATAAGGTTGAATCGACTTGATTTTATAATCAGGGTTACCGTCCTTATCAACATACACGCAAACACCGCTGTTTTCGTCTCTACCTTCTTTTAGCTCATCACCTTGATACTTACATGATTTCATGCTAGAAAGCTTTGAACCGTAAATTGTGGCATTGACAGCACCACTTGCGGACTGAACATTCATTTCAAGAGCAACAGGACTCAGATAAATAACTTGATCGTTTCCCTCTTCATCTTGCGTGTTATTTGGGTCTATCCTTTTTAAATAGACCGTTGTTAAGTCACGTTTCATCAGGCGCATAAAAACTAACCACCTTTCCGAGTCGGTAACGATTCAAGCCACGCTGGATATTTAAAGGAATATCTTCAACAAAGGATTGAGAAATGCCGCCTTCTGAACGACTAGACTCTCCCTCTGTGCTTTCACGATTAAAATTAATTGTGGCTAACTGTCGAGCATACAGCCACATTGAATCTAACATCTTATCCTGATTCGTATAATCAAGGATGAGAATAACCGCATCCTCAATTAAACCAGTAGCATCATCGACGCCCAAATCAGTTTTTAAACGTTCAATTGCTTTAGTTTTTGGTTCATTATTCTCATCCATAGATTATTACTCCTTATTCTCCACCAGTTCCACCTTGAACAACTGTTTGAGGTGTCCAAAGTTTATGTTTAAATTGAACGATACGAACATTTTTATTTTCATAAACACGTTCCCAGTTTGACCCTGTTGATAATTCAGCATTTGTTGGTGAATCACCCGCAACTGATTTGTCAGTGAATTTAACGCCACGAGGGTGCAACAAGAAGTGTTGACGGTTGATAAGAATATCATCTCCTGCCAATGAATCACGGTCAGTTTCTGTTGGCACAGGAGCTGCTCCATTACCAAGCCCAATTGCACCAGCTCCAAAGATGTAAGAAGTGAAAACATCTCCATCTACTGGCATACCATCATCAACAATGACACGTTTACCCATGTATGTAGGGATTGGTTTGTTCTCTGAATCCAAAGAAAATTCAATCAAGTTTTGTTTACGCAAGTTGGCATACACTTGAGAATGTACCCCAATTGCAGTAAGTTTTTCTTCTGCATCGCCCAATTTGTATGAAGCATCAAGGAAAGTTTCACCAGTAAATGCTGCTGCATTACCAGTTAAAGTTGAGATATCAAGAGCATTGCCTGACATTTTAGTTCCTGCGGCTGCATAAATACCTTTAAGAATTGATAACAAAGTAACTTGTTGACGGCGAGCCCAGTAAGCAGCGACCAAATCACCAATAGCACGCATTGGGTCATCACCGGACAATGCTTTAGCTAAGTCATTTGATTTCCATGCTTTACCACGCATCAAGAGGGCAGCAACGTCTTTGCTGGCTGTGATTTTGTCAGTTGAAAGTGAGTCAGTATCAGAAAGTACTTCATCATCACCAGACAAGTCTTGCCAAAATGGCATATTAATTAATCGACCACCAGAGGTTGCAAGTGCATCGAGTTCAGGATCTTTTACTACAATTCCTGATTGATATAAAGCAGAAAGCTCAGCAGTGCGTTCAATAACATATTTATTAAATACTTCAGGTACGATAACATCTGCAATTTTTGTTTTATCTGCAAATTTTTGCAAATCAAATTTAATGAGTTTGTGTTCCATTTTTATTCCTCTATTTCTATTTTTTGTTTGCTAAAGCTTGTAAAGTCTTAGCTTTTTCTGGTTCTTCTAGGAAAAGTCGGCCTTGCTCGGTTAAGTTGAAAGTCTCTTTTGCAAAAGGATTGTTCGAGATGCCTTTTCCATCACTTCCAAGCGGAGTATCTACAGAAGCTTTGAGTTTTTCATTAACTGCTGCTTCTAAAGCTTTATCCCATTCAGCTTTGAAAGATTTGACATCTTTAATAGCTTCCTCAGCAGTATTTCCTTGAATACGAGCAGCAAAAGCGCTTGGAATACCGATTTCTTGAAGTTGTTTACCTTTTTCTACAAGCAGCTGTTCTTGACGAAAGACAGCTTTTTCTTTTTCAAAGTCATCTTTTTCTTTTTGAATCAGCGCTTGTTGGCGTTCTTCTTCCGAAAGTTTTGCAAGGCGAGCAGCTTCATTTTTTTCTTCTTCAAGTTTTTCTTGCCAACGAGAATGACGAGCGTTAACAATAGAGTCAACCTCAGTATTATCTTTAAGACCAAACTTTTCTTTGATTTCTGCAACTTGTTCATCGGTCAGATTATCAGCATTGAATTCAGGAGGAGTTTCTTGGCCAGTTCCTGCTCCACCGTCACCCCCTTCTTGACCTTCAGCAAATTGTTGCAAGTTGAGTTTGAGTAAACTGTTTCCGCATAATGTTGCGATTTTCATGTTATTAATCCTTTCCAATTGCTTTTAAAGTGGTTCAATGCTTGCACTTCCGAAGCTTTTAAAGTCTTCACGCTTGGACATAAGAAAAGCGCCTGTCAGTGACAAACGCTTTGTGTATTTAAGTAGTTGTTATTTCACGCATAACTGCGAGATATTAGATCACCTCATTTGCTACTTTTAAATTCAACATCTGGATGCATTGATTTTAATTTATCCATCCATTCGTTGTAAGTTGTACTTCCTTTAATATCAAATGTTTTACCAGTGATAGGGTCAAGTGCCTTGCGAGGTATGTTGTTTAGTCGCTCTGAATACATTGAAGCAACTGAACGACACCAAGGATGAAAAGGTGGATATGTACCTTCTGCACCATTTACAACTGCTTCAGATACTAGAAAGACTTTATGGTCTTTATGACGACAAATTTGTGATGTTCTCAAATCCAAGATAGCAATGATTTGATACTTCTCAGCGCCATTGTTTTGCCACGATTTGAGCTTTGCTTGGTTCGTCATATAATTCGCTTCAGTACGAATCAAACGCCTAGCAACGTTAATTGAGCGGTCGAATTCACTAGCAATTGCCTTTGCCATCTGAAATTCGCTCATTCCAGTTAAAGCTTCAACAGTGAATAGTTGTTCCAACCTTTTGGCTAAGGCTTCTGTATCTCCCCATAATCTTTTAGAATAGTTACTCCCAAGCCAGTGACTATCAAGTATATTTTCAACTGATTTAGTAGATAATTCTTTGAACTTATAGTCTTTTTTATTCCAGACTTCTTTGACAATACCATTCTTTGCATTTGCTTGTTCTTCACGAATAATCGTTTCTGCAGTAGTTTCTTTGTAAGCTTCATCTATCGTGTCAACATAAAAAGATGTCTGCTTATCAAGCTGGACATCCGCAATTTGTTTTGTTACTAAATAAGACTTTGCTTTTAAATCTTCTGCACGAGTAATTCTTGATTTAAGCGCTAGTCCTGTGAGCCGCTTTTTAGCTTCTCTTTGCAAGTCAGGGTTACTGATATCTTTAGCTAATCTTCTAAGCTCAACTAATTCAGAAACAGGAACAGTTTCATTAAGCATTCTTTTTGCTTCATCATCTGTCAGTTCTGTTTGCTGCTTAGTTCGACTAAATAATTTAGCAATCTGTTTTGTTAAATATGATTGAGCTTGTTTGTATGCCTGTGCTACGACTTCCTCAAGCTGTTTAGCACCGTCATTTACTTTCTTTTCGGCTTTAATCGCTCTTTTTTGCCAGTAGTCAGACATTTTTTTACTCCTCTACTATTACATGTTCAGGGTATTGTTCAGCAATTGACTTAATTCCATCATAAAGTATCTTAAGGCTTGCTAGTTCTTTATCCGTTGGATCAAGTATAAAATAGCCTTCATCACGCTCAAAAGTCTTACCAAAGGATAACAATGCATTGGTAACTGTGATATATAAGGCAGAAACCCCAGCACATACAATATCATTACCAATATTTGCAAAGCCTGCATGGCCAGTCACTTGATACCAGTAAATTTGGTTGTTTTTCTTTTTGAATTTGGCAGTAATCATTTCGAAAGACCAACAAGAAATCCAACTGAAAATTTAATAGCTTCATCTTTATCGAATCCTTGTTTTAAGCATTCATCATAAAGAGATTTTCCATTTATAGCAGTGGCTCTAAAAGCTTCTGCCAATTCGTTTTGCTCTTTAGCTGCTCGTTCGGTTAGGAGTTTAGCGAAATCTTCGCCGATTATGTTAAGTTTTTCAATAGTTTTATCACTAAGTTCAAATCCCATTTTATTTACCATGTCTTTCTATATTTTATTGAAAGTTGTATTTATTTAGCTTTTTTTGTTTTTGCTACTGGTTTTTTGACTACTTTCTTTTTGGTAGTAGCTGTTTTAGAAGCAGTTTTTGTCTTAGTTTTAGTTACTTTAGGGGTTTTTCCTGCTTTAGCATTAGTTTTTTGAGTTTTGTTTTTTGTTGTTTTTGTTTTGGCCATTGTCTTGGTCTCCTTTTTGATCTGTCTGATTACCAGACTGTTTATTGTTATTATCTTGATTTTCTTCCTCATTTTCATCAGGTGGATCATCAAGATTAGAGTGGCTGTCTTCTGACTGAACGCCCATAGCTTTCTGATTGATTTCGATAGCCTCCTCTTTTTCCTCTTGTAACTGTTCAAGAACTTCATCGACATTATCAATATCTGGAAGCCATGAAAGCAAGACTTTAAGAGGTAGGATTCCTGCTTGGTGTGCCTGAACGATTTGATTAACAATATCAGTTGTATTGATTGGCAAATTAGGTTTGAGCTTAATCTTAATCCCGTCAATATCAACATTGTTATTACCAATCTCTAAATAATTGGCAAAGAGAATTAAGCGTTGTCTAAGTCCTTTTATCATGTATCTTGATTTAACTGACATAAGCTGTAGCAATCCAAAGAGTTTGTATTTCATTGCCTCGCCTGAAACATTTCCTGAGAAGTTTTTATCATTCATATTAGGCACATAAGTCACTTTATGAATATCTTCAAGTAATGAGTCTCGTAATATTGCTACTGAACTTTCGTCCATTGTTTTTGTTAAATAACTTACGCTACTTTCACCTGGAGCATTTGTATTAGTTAACAGTCTTTCTTTTGCTAAACGTTCACCATCTCCATCTCTTAAGTCAAATCCCAAGATAACCAAAATAGCATCAACAAAAGCTTCTTTATCGTTCAATCTGTCAGACTGAAGCAAGTTATAAGCATCAATTAAACTAATTGCTTGCTCAAAATCTCCTTGTCGTTCTTCATTATTTCGATATTCAATAACAGGTACTGCCTTAAAATAATGCGGAAGTGCTTTAATTAATTGATAATCTCCGAAACCAATAGAAGCTGCTCTATATGTCAACACTCTATTGTCGTTGTAGTATTTAACAAGATAATAATCGACAGCACCCTGAAGGTTATATACTGGTTGATAATGCACTGCAAATAAAGGATTGGTATCAATCGTATCATCCGTAACGAGGAAAATACCCCTTGGATCAATACATTTAATGTCAGCAAACACTTTCCCAGTCTGTGGTTCTTGATTCATATAAATCAATTCATAACCTATACCAAATACTGACAAATCTTTTTCGAGTTCAGTATCATGAGAGACAATATCAACTTTCGTATAAGCATCAAGAATAGATTGAATGTCATCGCTGCTTGTATAAGCGACTGGATTTCCTACCATGAAACCAACATTCATATCAGTTACATACTTTGCGTGATTGACAACAACTTTATTATTAGGTGCTGCAGCACTATCTTTTGTTCGTTTTAAAATATCTTGCTTACCATCATAATAATCAGATAGTTTTTCCAAACGCCAAAAATCACTTTGGTGCTGATTAATACAATGATTAAGCAATTCAGAAGAAGGATTATTTAAGTCACCTGCCATCTCTCTATTTATTTTAATTGCCATGTTTCTCCTTTAATAAAAACCAAAGCTTGCTTTAGAAGCAATCGTGGTCTTAACATTTCTCATATCTTCACTAAAAGCATACCTTGTAGCATCTATTGTATGGTTATCCTTATCTTCTAACCTTGGTTTAGGATTACCATCTTTATCTACTTGATAGTCTATGTTTTCAAACTCCCAGGCTATTTTAGGAGTTCTTCGTGGATCAATACAGATAAAATCTAAATCATCAAGCCATTGTTCGCCATATTCGACACTATCAGGCCCTTTTTTAACACCTTTAATGTGTGGAACGTTGTGTTCGGTCTTAAGTTCAGCTATGCTCTTAGGTTCAGCAGAATCAGCAAATATTGTATCACTAGAATAATTTTTCTTGTGCAACCATTTCCCATATTCTCTATTACTTATTTTTTGACCATAAAGCTCGTCAATTGCATATATTCCATTCTTTTTCTTGTCGTATTGCCACCTTACGTGAGCGAGTGGGTCAGTAGCATATCCAAAGTCAACTGCATTGCGGATATTATCAAAGTTTGCAACCATATCATCTGTAATTGAACCAGGCACAACTTGTAAATTATCAAACGGTACAACTCCAGAACCAATTGCTTTTCCTAAATATTCCCAGTCATAGCGTCTTTCGCTTCTAGCTTTAGTTGCTTCAGCTTCCTCTATGAACTCTTTAGAAATAAACGGGTTATCATGATAAGTAGAATGATGAACAAAAGTATTAGCTGGTTGAAATGATGATTCATATTTCTTATTAACCCATGATTGTTTACGCTTTGGTGGGTTATAGGAATAGAAAAACTTATAAAAAAGACCATCATCTAATTCCCCACGTAGAAGTGAGTTAGTGATAGTTGTTACTTCATCTTCGCTTTTAAATTCTGCTAGTTCTTCAATCCAACCAATTGCAAAAGGAAACTTACTATCTTTTAATGACTTAATTCGTTCAGGGTTTTGTGCTCCTCTGAATATCATATAGTTTCCACGTGGAATATAAGTAATTCTCAAGGGTGACTTATTGAACTTAAATAAATGAGTCACGCCCTGTTCTTCAATAGCCCACTTCATTTGCTCATAGATTGACTGTTCTAACGTATTATCAACATAACGAATACCAACTGCATTAACCGCATATCTCATTAACAATTGAGTAATAATATGTGCAATGTCAGATGATTTACCTGAACCACGCCCACCTTTTTCAACAATATTTAAGATATTACTATTTAAAGCAGCTCGCCAAGTAGATGCAAATGCTTTAGGAATGAACTCAGATAATTTAGCCATCGTCATCACCTAAGTCATCAACGAACACAGGAGTTTCAGTCACTTCTATTTGTTGTTTGTCAATAAATGCTGCATTAATTTTATAGAAGTGTTCTAATGCTTGATTTCTCTCTTTAAAACCTGCTGAATACTCACTCACTTCACGCTCAATAATTTCATTTGTTTCAGGATCACGTAGCACTTTTTCAAATCGCTGTGGTTCTCCCTTTGCAATAGAAGCTGTAATAGCTAAGGCTTCTTCCATTGTCAAATGGCGCTCCAGTTGAATCTCTTTCAGCTTATTTTTGATATACTCAGAGACTTTTCCACCTTTTTCCACCAATTTCTCTTGAGCATTTTTAGCATAATTCTCTTTGTATCCTGCTTTTAAAGCTGATTGATAAGCATTACCTGTGATGATGTACTCATCAGCAAATGCTTGTTGCTTAAGATTTAATTTACTCATTTTCCACCACCTTTCTCCAACAATAAAAGGCTGCCCAATGGACAACCTGTAATAAAATATAATAAATATAGTTGACTAGTATGGACTAAGCCAGAGCATAACCTGCAGTGCATGCATTGTTAAATACTGCTTCACGAGTAACTCCAGTAGCTTTTCCCGTATAAGTAAAGCTAAACCCTGTAGTTGTTGGTTTAAAATCAGTCACTTCAAAAAAGCGATAAGTTTGTCCATTGTTTGTAAATACGATTAATTCCATTTTTTCTCCTTTAATTTACATAAAATATAATTCAGGATAACGGAATTGAACCGTTCTATTCTAGCTTATGAAACTAGCGTGACGCCTTGCCACCCATCCTGTTTGATACGAGGTTTTACATACTATTAAACGGAAAGCCTCGTTAACCATTTAATACTGAACTCCTAGCTTTGAAGTCCACAATAGCAAGATAGAGTCACGAACTCTATAACTTCTATTAGCGAAGTCGTTTCTGTTCCTTGCTGTCAGCTCCAACCGCACTGACTTATTAATATTATTTGGAAACTGTACTAGTATTATCAGCCCCAAACAATGTTGGATATAGCAAGACGAGGAGTCGAACCTCGCAAAGATATTATACCTAATATCCGCCAGTCACTTGCTACGCTGGTTTTATCGTCCAGCAACGCTATTCCGCCATTAAATCGGACATTGCAGTCAGGTTTAGTTCTGGTGCCTGTCACCCCTCGCTATGCTAGATAGCCACTAACTATGTTACGATACGCTCAATCCCTAGAACTATAACTCGTAACTGTATTGGCTGTTACTCCCTCTTGGTCATTTAACTGAACTTCAATCGCCAGCACCAATAATATAGCAAGCCACCGGTTCGAGCAGTGACTTGCTTAGAAGTATATCCAACCGAACGAATTACATTTTGTTTGCTTTCGCTGATAACTTCATGCTACCATTATCGCACATTGTTTCGTGCAATAAACGTGCAAATTATGTGCAAAAAACGTGCAAGCAAATCACTTCAAAGTTTCAGCCCATAACCCACTTCTCAAAGTATTTTTAAATGATATATACTGTTTCCTCGCAACACTCTCTTCTAAGCAAACTCTGATAGCCACGTTATGCCAAGACATTCTGTGCTTAAATCTAGCAATAATAATATCTTTTGCAATTGTTCCTTGTATAACTTCCATTAATTCATCAAGCGTTTGTTTCTGGTCGTTAAGTCTACCAAGTTCTTTGTCAGCTTCTTTAATCAAATAGTTGCGCTCTTGTGGTGCAGTGTTTGAACTACTCCCACCACTTCCGATTCTTTCCTCATGTTTCTCACGAGTGATCCAGCGTTCTCTTGAATTAATTTTAACTTGAAGCATTCCAGTCATGTAGTCACTTAATAACAAATCTAATCTATCCGCCATTTAAAAGATTCCTCCGTCTGTGGTATAATAGTATTAGATATAATCATGCCGAAGCCCATTGCAGTGGGCTTTTTTGTTTACTTAATATCAATTCCAAGTTCTTTAGCCAACTCATTGATAAGAACCGTATTATCTTCGATATTTTGCTCCAACAAAGGGATGAGCATTCCAACATTAATATTAACGGAACATTGTATAAATCCACTTAAATTTAATCCGACTTTATCACCCAAAAGAACATCACTCTTTTTGTAATGCTCTAAAGCTTTTTTCTGACTTTTAACATAATGGATTAAGTTTTCAAGTCTATCAATTTTAGTTTGTGTTTTAGCAATTTGTTCTGAAAAATCAACAGTAATTTCTTGTATCATCTTTCTCCTCCAGTTGAGTTTAGCGAGTTCCTAGCTCAGTATGTGATATAATATAACTGACCAAAATACTAAACATAATATAATAATAATAATAGAACTAAGTTGTTTACTAACTCTTGCGCTCGAACCTGGTCAGTTCGGGTATTTTTATTTTGGTATGAATTATAGTTATATGTGCTATAATATTTAAGACCAAAAAAATTCGCAATATTGTTCAGTATTTCGCTCGAACTTGGTCAACTCGAGCTTTTTTATTATTATTTATTTTTCTTATGGTATAATGTAGTAGACCTAAATTTTAAGAATAAAATTTAAACCTAGAACATATAACTCGAACCTGGTCAGTTCGGGTTTTTTGTTATAGTTAAAGATTTTTTAATAAATCAAATTTTATAGTTATCAATTAATCAGTGGTATAATGAATGTGACCATTCAATAGTAACTAATAATTTTTACAACAATCGCTCAAGCTAGGTCAGCTTGGGCTTTTTTGCATTTTAAAGTTATTCGTGCTATACTTGGCAGTATAGAATTTCGCTATGCCTTTCGTATTTTTAAGAAAGGAGAATGCAATTATGACATTCACTAATAAAAATAAATTTTTCCAATATACAGTAACTCTTGATACTTCAAATGATATTTTTAGAGCAAATCTTGCTGATAACTCAGGAATCTATGGTTATGGAAATACCATTGAAGACGCAGTTAAACATTTGGAAAACTTAGTCTAAAATGACATACAACTACTACCAATATGGTGGTAGTTTTTTCATTCCTCCCCTCTCACGTTCTCTGACTCGTCAAGGTCTGAGCGGTTGATAAAATAGGGGTTTTTCGTCGCAAATGTTGCAATTACAACCTTATCGCATCTTTCACACCTTTCTTTATACCTTTGGTACTCTCCATTGCTTAAAGTTCCTAGATATACCCACTTATGCCCGAACAGCTTACACAAAAGTTTCATTCGACTACCTCAACTATTGTTCCGTCTGTGCTATAAGTAGAAATGAAAATATCTGGATTCGCTTTTAAGTTCAAATTATCATCATAAGCTTTATCATAATAATCATGTTTAGCTTGTAAATTTTCAAAAGGATTTACAATCAATTCTCTTGCTGTCATATCTGGTGTTTCAATCCAAACAGTCAAAACTTTATCCTCTTTAGATATGTCTTTATTTTCAATTAATGATTTGATGTCATTCAAAAATTTTTCTTTTACTGTCATTTTTTTATTCTCCTTTAAATTCGCTACCCAGTCACACACTTTGATGACCAGCGATATTAGTTTGTCGGTCATTCTTGCTCCTAAGCAATTTTTTCTAATTTTAAAAAGCATTGATCTAAAATGTCCTTTATTAATTGAAGCGGAATTTCACTTCTAATATTGTAACTTCGTGAAATGCCTTTATCTCCCAATCCTTGAAAAGTCAACTTACTTTGTTCATCCGTTGTTTTTAGATTAAACATCAGATTTGAATAAAAACAAGTCGGCTTTTTTGAATACCTTTCAGAATCATAAGCACTGTAATGAGCAATGTTTTTAATTCCTTGAAAATCTTGAATCTGCTTATAATATTTCCATATTCTACTAGACTGTGGATTTTCAATTACCCATACTTCCGGCTGATAGCGCTCGATTATTCTTATTGTATTAAAGGCGTATAGTTCGCCATTTAATCTTGAATAGACTGTCTTCCACCAGTGCTTTTTGAATGGAGTATCATTTTTTGTTTCTAGTTGTTGTCTGGTCCTAATTGTAAATTCATTACTCACAAATTCTTGACCAAACATCGTATCTGTTGATTCTGTATACCAACAAACATTGCCATTAAGCATTGCGCTTGCATTACTCCATGACTCACAAGGTGGACTAGCAAGAATAACATCTGGTTTTGGTAGGTTATCCAATTCTTTAAATAAATTACTTTCACCAAAATATTCGCTTGTATCTGACAAGTCCAGATTTAAGAAGTCAGTATTTTTATTTTCAATATCAATGCCAATGGAAATGATTTTCACATCATCTCCATAGTATTTTTTTACAGCTTGTTTGTAGCATCCGTTCCCACTATCAAACAGCGCCCAAACCACTTTTTTCATCCCTCCCCCACTTTCACTAAATCAACTCCGAGGGCTTTGCCTGCGAGGTATAAAGCAATGATATTTTTATTTTTAAAGTAGTAATCATTGAAAGCTCTCGAACCATAAGGGCCAGTTTGATCTAGCACGTAACCAATATCTGTTGCATCAATGCCAGCAAAAACACTGTCCAACTCATCCGCAATGCTTTTCGGAATCGTGAGCTGGGGTTGGTTGGCAATTTTTACTTTCTCTATTAATTTATTCTCTAAATCATAGTATTCTTTCCAGTCTTTTATATCGCCTGTATCGCCAGCTTTATTATAAGCAAAGCAAACTTGTTCTACTTCTTGTTTAGCTTTTTCTAATTCACTCATCGCCGCTCCCTTCAAGTTCTTCTTTTGTCAATCCATTTTTAACTATTAGACCAACTGGGCACCCATCCCATCCAATCGCTGCGAGTGCATCATAAGCTATTTTTGCATCTTCTGTTGCTTCAAATCCGACCAATGTGCCTCCTCGCCAAATTTCTTGTCTAGTATAAGCTATTTCTGTCAGTGCCTTTTTCGCAGTGTTAAGCTGTTCTTGTAGTTTTTCAACCGAAAGTTTGTCAGTGTCAATTGCTTGTTCGATTTCATTCAACATTTCATGAACATCAAGGCCAGAAAATACTAATCTATCAATATATCCGCCTGTGGCATAGCCAGCTTCGCCTTGTAATCTGTCAATAGCTGCTTTTGCTGTTTCAGTCATTTAACCACCTCAATAATTTTTTGTTTTTACTGCCCCACATTGAGGACACTTATAATAAAAAGTACCGCAACATCCGCAAGCATCTAGGAAGTCATCAAACCACTTCATATCTAAATTACATTCATCACATTTCATTCTCCGTCCTCCACAGGCACAGCAATCTGTTCATAGCTCCTAGTTTCCATGCTGTCGATTTCTTGCTGGGTGAATGATATTTTATATCCTTGCTTTTTCAGAAGCTTTGGAATTATCTCTTCTCCCCAATGTTCATAGTAACCAGTGTTGGTATCTAGCGCCAAGTAACTTGCCGTCAGCTTATTCTTCAAATAGAACAGCTGCGGTTTTTCGACCGTGTAGCCGTCTAGCCATGCACGAAGAATCAAGTTGATATTGTCATCGTTACTTTGTAAGAAAAGCCATTCATTCACACCTTCTGGCATATCATCTTTGTCAAGCAAAGCTAACACATTGAATATCCCATCTTCTTTTACGTATTCAATCCACTCCGCCACATACTCAGGCACGACTGGCAGGGCTTTCTGTTGGAGTTGGGATTTTAAATTAGCGATTTCTTCTGCTAGCTTTGTGTTTGCATCAATAAGATTTTTATTTGCCAGAGCGAAACTCCCTCCAATTTCTTCCACTATTTGAAACTCTTCGTCTGAGTGCCAGTTACCGAACTTTGTTAATATCTGCTGAATTAAATCAACATTTACCCATTCCCAACTAGTTAATGCTTTAAATTCTTCTTCAAACTTAGTCATTTTTAATCTCCAATTCTGTTCCAATATATTTTGCCGACAGAAACCAATCAAGTTTTGGAGAATTTTCTTCTAGCAAAACATTCCAATTAGTCACACTGCAATTAAAACCGCTCCGTGACTTTCTGACCTGTGCTGGAGTTGTAACTTGCATAAATCCCAACATATCAAACCCAACTAACCATTGGATTCTTTTCCCTTTTTGATAGAAACCACGTTTCAACTCTTTTTTCTTAACAAAAGATATTAATTCGTTCGCTGTTTCAAACTTAGTCATTTTTCGTGTCCTCCTCGAAAATGCTGAATCAATAGCTCTTTTAATCATGTCGTCAGATACAGTACCACCGCTATTTAAGATTATTGCTTCTCTAACACATTCTTTTGCGTATTCCTGCATCTGCTCTGCTGTGTACACATCAACTTCTTCGATATATTCGTTAAATTCGGACATATCTTTATAAACTCTCATCTCACCAGTAAAAATCTTTGTCCTTCCTACCGCTTCAATCTCGCTTAGTTTCATCTAGCTGCTCCTTCCCCATAAAAACCATATCAACGGTTTCGTTGTAAAGCTCAATCGCATTATTCTTGAATGGGAACTTATCACATTCAGGACAAGAGATACTATCTACTAAATCAGGAATTGAGTCAGTGAATTCAAGAGCAGTAATAAAAGTCGGAACGTTGATATAATAAGCCTCTTCTCCGCCGCCTTTTATTTCAGCTTGATAATATTTTTCCTCTTCGTAGGCACCTAAACTTACTGGGTGAAATTGTTGAGTGAAATAATGGCAATTTACATATTCAATTTCTTTGTTGCAATTTTTGCACTTCATCTAGCTGCTCCTATCATTTAAAAATCTTCACTTTCATCATCTTCAAAATCATCCCAATCAATTTCAGACATTTTTTTATAAAAATCAAGCTGCTTTTGATATTCTTCGTCCGTTAATTCTTCGTTTGGATCGCAATGAAAATTTGCAGTTGTTCTTATTCCGTATTTTTCGTCAGCTTCCTTGAATAACTCAGCTCTTGTTTTCATCTAGCTGCTCCTATAATCCTAATTCTTCTTTTCTTGAGTTTTCGATTGCCATTTGCGCTCTGATATTTCTTCGCAATCTACGCTCTTCTTTTGTTTCGTGCTTTCTGCGTTCTTTTTCTTTTGTTTCAATAAGTTCTTCTTCTGATGAGACCGAAAACAACGGAAATCTTTTTCTAGTTTCTGCTTCGTTTAAAATCGCATGTTTTCTTGTTTTTCTGTAATCAAAAGCGTGCTTACCAACTTGGATATATGAATATACGTTATTTTTGCTAATATTTAAAAATTGAGAAATTTCTTGAGCAGTTCCTGTCATTATGAATTCCCCTTTGTCATAATAATCATAAACAGAAGCAGGAAGTTTGCGTCCTTCTTTTTTCTTTTGTTCCATAAGCTCTTTAGTTTTTTCTTTATTTAAAATAGCGTGCTTATATTTAGGGTTAGCTTTTTTAGGGTCTTTTCCATTCTTTATCCATAATGAGATAGAGTTGCGAGAAACATCAAAGTAATCGGCTATCTCGTCAATTGTTCCAGTTGCTTTCTTCTCGCCTTCAATATAAGCATCAAAGACTTTAACTACCATTTTTTCCTCCTGCCTCTTTCAATTCACTTAGTTTATTTTTCCATTGCTCATGAAACCATTCGTCGTCTTTGTCAGCGACTTTATGATTCTTCAAGATATCCTTGTCTTTAAAATCTAGGACATTTTTTTCTTTTTGCGTTGTCATACTAACACCTCATATTTTAGCTTCTAAGCGCTTTTAGCTTGTTCGTGATAAATTATCCATGAAATGGTTTAAGCGCTCAATGTAACCGTAATTTTCATGAATTAGAGCTATTAAAGTTCAATTGCTAAACCTGGAATTAATTCTTCAAGTATTTTGTATAAATCTTTCCATTTCATTTGCTTTGAGTGGTTGTATTTATTGCAAATGTCTAAGTAAAGCTGAGAAAGTTCGTGATTGTGTTTAGTTCGACCGCTGATTTTCACAGATAACTCTTTGTGGTTAGCGTTGAAATTGTTATTTCTTGCCAATCCATATAGCTTTTTCAAAGTGACAAAATTTGTTTTAATCATACTCATATCTCGCTCTCCTCGAACATATTCATTCTCGCTACTTTCTTAGCAATTGTTATTGGAATTCCATATCTGTTAGCAAATAATTTTGCTTTCATTTTAAATTCAGGTAGGACCATGCCTTTTACATCGACAACTTTGATAATCTCGTTAGCTTCATTTCTAAAAACAAAGTCCGCTTTATAAGCTATTTCTCTATAAAGTTTTCCGTTCAGTCTAAATTTATCCATGAGAACAAACTTCTCTTGCATGGTCATCCGTTTATCATTTTTATGTTGCAAATAGTAGATTGATTCAGCTTTACTATCGAATACAATACCATCAACCGTTGTTTTCTTTGCTCCATATTTTGACTTTTTAGTTTTCTGAAACTTCACTCGCTTCTCCAAATCTAGCAATTGCAGGCATCTGAGCCATACGATTAAGGATAAAAATAATCTCATGCTCAGTTTTCTCTGCCAGCTTCTGCTTTTTAATTCTTCCAAGTGGGTAATGCTCGTTTTCCCACTGCTCAATGATCATTGTTTTCATTGCTTCTCCTAGAATGGCAATTGACTAACACGCTTATCTTTAATATTTTCAAAATTGAATGCTTTTTTTCCAATACCTCTGAACAAACGGCTATATGTCCTGTTATGATATTTTTTTCTTATTTCATCACTTTTTAGATTAGTGGTAATAATAGTCTTAGTCCTTGCATCCAAAACTTCTGTCAGTAAAGACATCGACCATTCTGTTATTTTCTCGCTTCCAATATCATCAATTACTAATAAGTCAGTATTTCTAAAAACTTCCATGAAGTATTCTGTTGAATAAAAGCTATCTTTATTATCAAAACTATCTTTTATCAAGTGAAGGACCTCTGACCAACTTGCGAAAATAACAGTTAAGTCTGTATGCTCCAAGCAATCTTTCAAGATACTCATGGCAAGATGACTTTTTCCTGTGCCCGCAGGACCGCTGACAACAGTGTTTCCTTCCCCGCCAGTATAATAATACTCAGAAACTCCTTTGGCAAACGAGAGGGCCTTTTTTTCTTCATCTGTGATTGCTTTAAAGTTATCGAAGCTTGCTTTTTTTATTGTTGCATCACGTACCACACTATTTACATTCAAACGCTTAATAAACTCAGCTTTTTTTCTGCGGTTTTTCACTTCTTCAGTCTCACGATAGACAACATCAGCATAACCACAGTTCATAATCAAAAAAGGTTCATGCCCACTCATTGCTGTTTTTTCGTTATTATCAAATTTATTTTTTTCTTTAAGATATTCGTAGAATTTAGAATAACTTTTTGAAACTTCGTCGCTAGTCATGTTATTATCTGAAATGAATTTTTCTATTTCTGGATGGCTTGTTACATCATTTGCCATTGACCTAAATTTATCCATATCAACAAATTTTCCAATAACATCTCCGATACTTTCCATTTCTTCCTCCTAAAATGGCAATCCAAGATCATCATAAGGCTGTGCTTGTTCTTGGCGCATTGGTGTCTGGTTAAGGTAATTATCAAACTTCGTTCCGAATAAAGTTGACGGTTGTAAATATTTTTCTGCTGGTTGACCGTTTATTGTTTTACCTGTCCAGTCAGCAACTTTATTATCAACGACCTTCTTAAAGTCATCTAGTTTATAATTCTCGTTCCACCTCGCTTTGATAAAACGTTTGTGAGCTTCAGTAGTTCTAAAACTTCGCCCTGTTTTTTCATTCAAGTAAGAAATAATTTCAGAATATGGAATAACATCGTCAGGTTTACCTGACATATTATTATTACTCTTACCTAACCTATCCTTACTCTTACCTAACCTTACCTGTGTATCCAAACTGGACACATCTTGTATACATTTTGTATACGTTCCGTTTTCTTCAACTAAAAGTTGCTTTTTTTCATCTAAATATTGAGTTTGGTTGTATCTGTCCTTTTGGATGTAATTATGAATTTTCCAATCTTTAATTACGACAACTCCACTCTCAAATGGGATGATAAACTGTTTAGCAATAAGTATTTTCAAGTCATCATCAGTAGCTCCACTAATCAATTTAATTGTTTTAGGATTTCCAACGAAACCATCATCATCAGCACTCATATTTAGGTAAAAATAGAGTAATTTTGCTGTTGGTGACATTTCCATAAAGAAATCTGTTTCAACTATTTTTTTACTAAACATTCTTCTTTGTGCCACGAATACTCCTTTCTTCTATATTTATTTCAAGTTTTATTTTTCAAATTAAAAGCTGGCAATGAGTGTTTATGTGCAGGCACTGAATACTCATGGACTTTACGGTCGTTACGCCACCCTCCAGCACTTATTAGAATGGTAGGTCATCATCGTTGATTTCCATATCTTCGCCAATATTTGGAATATCTTTAGCTGGGTATGAAGTTGAAGCTGTCCCTTTGGGTTTATACAAGCGTTCCACCGTAGGGAAAACAAAATTATTATTCAAATATTGACCATCTTCTTTTTGCTCAATTCGACCACTTATTGTTAGAATATCGCCTGGCTCAACTTTGAAATTAATAAATGCAGAGGCATATACCCACTTACCTGTTGAATCTTTAATAATAGGTGTACTAATCACTTGCTTTTCACCTTTTTGCGTATTGACTGTTCTAGTATTTTTATCGTTAACTTGAACAACTGTAGTTATAATACTCATTATTTTTTCTCCGTGTTTTCATTAATCCATTCTGCAATTTCTTTAAGAGCTGCAGCTTTTGGTAATTTATTCCATTTAGTTAAAAGCTCCATAGGTGCTTCGTTATCATTAGCAGCTTTCAAAGCTCTTTCATATTGAGCGTTAAGTTTTGCAATTTTGGCTTGCTTTTCTCGTTCCGCTTCCACATCGGCTTTTTTAGCCCTATTTTCGCGTTCTGTGCGATTTTCGTTGCTGTCGCTATCCTTTGTGTCATCAATCAAGAACAATCCGTTCATGGCGTATTTACGAGCGTATGAACTAGCCGTTCCTGTTATCTGGCTATCATCCATTCCTTTTTTATTGAGTGATTCTCTAGCATATCCAGTAACCTCTACCGTATCCTCACCGTCAGTAAGGATAACTTTAGCTTGAATATAGTAACGTTCTCCAATCTGCTCAATAATATCTGTGATTGTCATCAATAGACCTTGTTCTGACAAAAGCGGTTTTACAGCTTCAAGAATATCTTCTGCACTCCGATAGTTATAATTACCAAAAGTATTTTTCTGTCCTTTGGGTGCTTTTAACTCAGATTGAACTTTGATAAGTTTTTGAGTTATATTCTTCATTTATCTAACCTCACGCATCCCATTTAATTGACTGGGCTTTTGGATTTTCAACAATATAGGGCTGGATATCCTCATAAACAGATTCTCCATACTTTTTCTCTAACTGATTAATAGTCAACGGAACAACACTATCAAGCCCATACTTTCTAATTAAAGCCATTTTAGCAGCGTTATCCATTGCAAGTACTCTTGTGTATTGTTGTTTTGAATAAGAGAGTCGTGAAAATAGTTGACCGTCATCAAGGCGTTTCTTGACTTCTTTTTCAGCTTCTTTTTTTAATTTATCTATTCCTTTTGTTGCTGAAAGAAGATTAGTTAAGGTACTATTATCAAACTTTTTAAGCATTTCAGGATTAAGTTGAAGAACTTCTCCTGTTTCATTGTCCAAAGGGACTAATTGTAATTCCATAATGTTCTCCATTTCTTATTTTTGTTGAAACGTGATATAATCTAGATATAAAAATATATAAAGATGTATCACGTCTTAGTCCGCATGCCCGTGCGGGCTTTTTTATTTTGCAATCGTTAAATTCTTATTTGTCATTTTCTGACGAGCGATATCATTCTTGTGATGTTGCATATTTTCTGCAAACAACTCACGATTTTCTTCTTGCAAATCATTGGCAAATTCAATCCAATCTTGAAGACTTTTTTCACAATTAACAAGACTTTGTTTTGTTGTTTCTAATTCACTTTTTATGCGTTCATAATCCGCAAGTTTAAATTTTTCTTCTTCTGTTTTAAATCCGAACATTTTATTTTCCTTTCTCTCTGAATTCATCTAAGCTGATATCTAATGCATCCGCTATTTTGACCATTGTTAGCCAACGAGGATTTTCAGAATTTCTTTTTTTAAATTGATGAATTTGTTGAGCACCAAGTCCTGTAACTTTTCCAAGTTCATACTCGGTCATATTTTTCTCAACAAGTTTAGTTTTTATCTTTGACCACAACATTTAGTGTTCCTTTCTTGTTTTTTACATAATTAAACACAATATATAGTATGTTATGTTGACTAAAATATCATGTAGCAGTATAATATAGTAGAATGAAATACCGCGGCTAGCTGTTTTTATTCAAAATATTCGAGAAAGGAGATTACGATTTGGTAAATTCAATCAAACCTGGCACGGATAATCAAAAACCTGGCCATTATGTCGAAGTAGGTCCTCGTGGTGGTAGTGTACCAAAGGGACATACTGCAACAATCGGAAAAGGCGACCGCCTTCCTCCAACATCTACTAAAGGCAACGGATGGAAGAAAGTTTAATGTTTTTTAGCGTTTGCGTACAGTTCATTAATTACTGTGCGCTTTTTTGATAGGCAAATGCACCATTTGAAAAAATTGATTTGAATCCAAGATTCAGCATAATCTTTACCGTCTCTTGCGTAGTGAGTTATATAATGTTTAATCATAAATTTCTCTTTTCTAGCGGAGCACCGCATTTAATTTCTTTGCAATGAGCTTGATTGCTCGAATGTTCTGTGTGATTAAGTCGTGTACCAGGTCAAACATGATTTCACCCGTTTCTGGGTTGACTATGTATGTGTAAGTCATGAGTGCCTCTTCTTATTTGATAACTGATTGACGCTTTTTAAGTTCTTGCTTATACTCAGGAGTATTTACAAACTGCATGAAATCTCTGATTTCTTTGTATCGAAATCTACGTCCATTCATGAAAATGCCAGACTTGAATTGTGGAAATAACTCCATCGCTTTTCTACGTCGATAAACAGTTTGGTCATGGATGGAAAACTTTTCCGCTACTTGCTGAGTAGTCAAGTAATCATCATCTTTATATTCCATCTGATTTCCTTTCTAATCTTCAAAGTCAAAGCTGGTTTGTGAGTTCAATCCACGAATTTCAAGCGTTGTATTGAATGATGGTTGCCACATATCAAGATATTCTGTTGCTTCGTCATAACGGCTTAATGGAATATCGCTATACTTCACAACATCAAATCGGTTGTTCAAATCTTTATAAAATTCTCTGAACACCTTAGCTCCTAATTTTTTATGAGCGTTTGAATATTTACCGCCAGTAAACATATAAACTTTGCTTGCTACTTTCTTTTGCAAAACTTTAGCTTTATTTGATGGAAGTCCGAATCGGTCAGTTAAATCAAGAACTGAATTTTCAATTTGTTCGACCTTTTTGTTCAAGTTCACATTGCCTTGAGCAAGTAATGCAATTTGTTGTTCTGGAGTTTGCGGTAAAAGCTGTTGTTTGAGTTCTTTTTCAACTTCAATGAAATATTGACGAGCTTGTTTCCCTTTTTCGTTACGCTGAATCATGGAAATTTCTTTTGCCATGTCAATTTTTAACGCATGATCTTGAAGTTCTTGTTTAGCTAGGGCGTTAAAAACTTTACACCCTACAAAGTCAATATTTTCAACAAAACCATATTTGAGCATCCGTTCAAACCACGTTGAGTATCGTTCTGTTATTTCTAAAAATTCATGTAGTTCACGACCGCTTACTACTTGGTCGTTGTTTTCGTTTTGTGTGATTGTAATTAATTGATTCATTGTTTTCTCCTAATCTAATTCAATTCCTAAAATATCAGCAGCAAGCCAAATCTTTTGACCTACTAAGTCAGCAAATTCTTTTCGAGTGATTTGTTCTCCGTCTTCATTTTGAATTCCATAGTCCGAGAAGACTGCTTTAATTAATTCATTTGCTTCGATAAGTGAAGATTTAACTGTTACTTCTTGTTCGTTCATGTTTTGCCCTTCTAATTAGCTAGCTTGTTTATTTGTAAAAGGCACAGAAATTCTGTGTTCTTTTCCTAAAAAAATATCATCGTAAGTTACTTTGTAGATTTCCATAAATTTTTTTGTATAAAAATCTTTTAAATTTGATGAATCTTTTTCCCAGTTGTTAATAGTATTTGGAGTTACTCCAATCATCTCAGCAACTTCTTTTTGGGTAAGTTTAGCTCGTTCTCGGTGGGTTCTTAGTGTTTCTGCCATACTGGCTCCTTTCTTTGCTTTAAATTTCTGCTTTCGCAGTAAGGGAAGTTCAGGAATCGAACCTGTTCGCCAGTCTTCCCTGCTCACTGTGAGCGATATCATAACTCCGTGATATAATGTAAGTGACTAAACTAAAATTATATTGGAGGTTCTTATGAACAAAAAATTACAGATCAACTTGAAAGACTTAGCAGACAAATTGAATAATAAAATAGGTAAAGTTTTAGGGTGGATTGCAATAGCAATAGTGGGATTTAGTTTTAATAATATTTTAACTATTATTTCAAATCCTAAGCATTTTATTTATCAAGACATTTATAAAGATTTTTATAATTACTCATTTATATCTCCAAATTTAATGACGATATTTTTAATTTTCTCTTTTGTTATGGGGATAGCTTGTCTTTTTGCTATGGTATCTTTGATAATAAAAAAGAAATTTGTTTCATTTCTAGGATTACTAGTAATATTATTACTAAGTATATTTAATTTTTCTAATACTTTTTATTCCCTGAAAGGGATATCAGAAAATAGAAAAATAAGTGTAAACCTAGAAATAGTACATCCATTTATATCAGATAAAGAATATCTATTATTAAAATCTCAATATATGCAGACTAATTCAAAAGAAGAATTTGAAAAAATCAATAATAGGATAAGATACATAGCTAATAAAAACGATGCAAATATCAATTAAGATATATAGTATAATCCACAAAGCTATGAAGTTCGCTTTGTCTTGCAAAGTTTTTTGAGGTTTCGCTTTGTAATCAAGGAGATTAAGCAATAACCATCCACATACTATATTAAGTAAAAATACTCTAGTCATTAACTATCTTTCTGCCCCTCTGGGGCTTTTGGTTTTGTCAGTTCAACTGCTGCTTTATAAGCGTTTGACCATTTAAATAACTGAGGTAATAAAGATTCTTTGATAAATTGAACAGAAAAATCTTTTAACAGTTGTTTTTTGTACCACTCAACACTATGCTGCTGAATAGTTTCTCCGTAATGCGTAACTACTTGTTCCATTAGAACCTCCATTTGCCTGCCAGGGCTTTTTATTTGCCAAACTTGCTACTTACGCTGAGTTGAATACAACGTGTAACTACATTCACAGAAGCTTCGCAACTGTTTTGTTTGTTCGCTTGTTTGACTTTATGAGTTTATTTTAACACAGAATTTCTGTGTAGTCAACAATAAATTTTGCGAATCACAAAAAAATTGTGTTTTATTCATTTATTTGCTATTATATATTCATGGAAGAAAAAGAACTTGAAAGGCGCAAAATTGTTGCTGAAAATATCAAAAAGCTTATAAAAGAAAAGGGCATCACTCAGAAACAACTCGCCAAAGAAATTGGAATGTCCCAAAATATCATTACTGAATACGTAAAACTCCGTTCTTTCCCTTCAGGCGGAGTTCTCCAAAAAATAGCAGACTACTTCGGAGTGAAAAAGTCTGATATAGATACAACTTGGAAAAAAGATGTAAATTCAGATAATACGCCTATTATTGAAAAAACTATTGACACAATGAAACAACTTGAAGAATCGCGTCAAAAAATCGTTCTTAAAACTGCTTCTTCTCAATTGAAAGAGCAGAAAAAAGAAAACGCTAAAGTTGTTTCTATTAAAACTGAACAACAAAAACAAGGTATTGACCTTGCCGATTTAGTAGATGATAGTAAAGTTGATTGGGACAAATGGGTATCTTTTGATGGTAAGCCATTAACTGATGAAGTTAAGGAAGCTATGAAACAGTTACTAGGCAAACGTTTGGAAGACAAATAAGGAGGTTTCTATGGGCAGACAGGAGCTTTTAGAATATCTCCTTAAAGAAGTTGAAAAATTTGGGTTTTCTGTAATATCTGATGAAACGTTCCCTATACCTGCAATCGTTAATACAGATAATAAAATAATGATTTACAGCTCTGTTGAAGTAACCCCTTTTGAAATTGCTCATGAACTGATTCATATTATTAATAAAGATAATCATCGTGGAAAGTACTTTGATGCAATTAACCCTCAAGAAGTGAGAGCAAATCATGAAGCTATTCTTCTCCTATGGGAAATATTTGAAGCTAATGGAGGGGATTATGAATATTTTAATGTTTTTATAAATATAACTGATGTACCTTTTGAACTGGCTGAGTCAATTGTCAAAAAGGAATACTTAGAGATGCATGAGGCTATCACTGAAATTTTTGAAGATGAAATAAAAGTTAGGATTAACAAACAAGAGATGCATGATTATATCGTAGATTACATTAGTTGTTTTGATATAATTGAAAATGTTAACATATATCAATTTTTGGATTGTTATCATCTAAGTCATAATTTCTTTAATATGGCCGAAAAAGAATTCCGGCTATTATTGGGAACTAATTAAATAAAAAAAACTACGAGCAATATCTTGAACCTCGTTAAAAGCTAGGTTAGGAGATATAATATTTATGGAAAAGAAAAAAGAGTCAAAAGTTTTAGCTATTATAGCTTTAATTATTGGAATACTTGCGTTAATCCTATCTTGGGTGCCTATTGTAAATAATTTTGCAGCAATCTTAGCAGTCGTTTCTGCTATTCTTGGATTAATTGCTATTATCATGAATAGAAAAAACAAAAAAACTTTGAGTATTGTTTCTTTTGTTATATCAGTTTTAGCTTTTATTATTGTCTTAGCTACTCAATCTATGTATTCAAATGCTATAGATAACGTTGGTAAGAAAGTGAATAGCGATATTTCAAGTTCGCAAAAGAAAGCTGACGAGAACTTTAAGTGGGCCAAAACTGACTACGATGCACTAGTGGTTGGTGATACTATGACTGGAGCTGGCGGGACAAACTATGATGGACTTGAAGCAAAATTTGGCACTCCATCAGATTCAAATGAATCATCTAGTGGAGATTATACCGTCAAAGATGTATCTTGGAATAATATGGGGGCTTCAAAGTATAAATCAATCTCATTAACTTTTGTTAAACAGGCAGATGGTAGCTGGCTATTGTCACATAAATACCAATCAGGATTAGAATAAACTAAAAAATCCACCCTATCTTTGGTCGGACGAGGGTGGATTTAAACTATAAAGTAGTATAAAGGCTTCAATAAGCTTTTTTACTATACCATTCTATCAGAAATGAGGTATAAAAAGCAAATGTGGGTAGAAGATTTACCTAATGGCAAATATAAGTATTGTGAGCGCTATACAGATACTAAAGGTAAGACAAGGAAAGTATCAGTAACACTGGATAAGAATAGCTCTAGGGCGCAAAATGAAGCTTCTAGGCTATTATATAATAAAATAGATGCAAAACTTGAAAAAGAAAAACAAAAAGCTGAAGATGAAAAAAACAAATTAGCTTCTATCACTTTCTGGGAAGTCCAAGACGAATATTTTTCAATTTATGAAGAAACCGTAAAAGCTAAAACAGCCTCATTAAGAGATACTGCAAAGAAAAAAATTAGAAGTTTAGTTAGTGAAGATACTTTATTATCAGATGTTAACTCTGTTTTTATTTTAGAGATATTGGAAAAACTATATTATAAGGAAAATTATTCTTATTCTTATATTAAGACACTTAAGGCATCTTTTAATATGGTTTTAGACTACGCTATATCAAAAGAATACCTGTCAGTTAATCCTATTCCTAATGTTAAAATCAAAAAGAAAGTCCTAACATTAGAACAAAGAGAAAAGAAAAAAGAAAAATATCTTGAGCGTAGCGAATTAAAACAAGTCATAAAAGATATGGCAGTAATAGATAAATCAACCGCATTGTTAATTGAATTTATGTCACTTACAGGTCTAAGATTTGGAGAATGTGTAGCAATTCAAAACAAGAATATTGAAAATAATGTTTTACATATAAATGGTACATGGGATAGTGTTTCTAACTCTAAAACAACAACTAAAAATATTTATTCAGATAGAAAAATCACGCTACCCAAAAGATGTCTTCAAATAATTGATGAATATCCTTTAAAATATCCAAAGGATAAAATAAGCAAAGATAATTATATATTTATTTATAAAAATAATAAACCATATAGCATATCTGTTGTGAATAGCAGACTAAAAAAAATAAATTCAGCAAAAAATTTAAGTACACATATTTTCAGGCATACTCATATTGCTTTACTAACCGAACTTGGAATACCGTTGAAGTCCATCATGGAAAGAGTGGGCCATAATAACCCTCAAACAACTCTTTCTATATATTCTCATGTAACCGAAGAAATGAGCAAGAATATAATCGAAAAACTAAATGAAATAGACCTCTTAAATTAGAGGTCTATTTTTATTATAAAAAAGGGGCAGAAAAAGGGGCAGAAATTTGATAATTTTTAATAATCTTTGATAACTTTAAAAAACATCTTAATCCTCAAACCCCTTTATTCACCTAGATTTTGATAACTTTTAATAACAAAAGCTACTCTATGATAATCTATATCAAACTACCCTAGCGACAGAATTTATATTTTTATACTACCATTGATGTTGGTCAACATTATCTTTATCCACAAGATAGATTGGCGAATTTATCATATGTGCAATTTTTTTACCTTGATAATAATCATAGGTAGCTTGCAAAGCCATTTCACCAATTTTAGCCGGTTGTTGAGCAATCGTTGCGGTCATTGTCCCTGCTTTTATGGCATCATGTGTTTCAGACTCACCATCAATTCCAAAAATAGCTATTTTTTGTCCAGTGGCTTGCACAGCTTTAGCTGCTCCCAGTGCCATTTCATCATTTTGCGCAAAGATTGCTTGGACGTCTTTATGAGATTGGAGCATATTTTGAGTCGTATTTAAACCAGTTGTTCTGTCAAAATTAGCTGATTGACTGGATAATATATTTAATCCTAAGGTCTTAGCTTCACTATTAAATCCTTTACCACGGTCTATTGTTGCCGAAGCTCCTGGTGTTCCAGAAAGTTCCAGAACTTTTACGTTTTTACCAACCAATTTTTCAACGGCTTGAGCTGCCATTTTTCCAGCGGCCACATTATCAGAGGCAACGGTTGTTAAAACTGTTCCACCATTTGATCCTCTATCCATTGCAATCACTGGGATATGGGCATTATTGGCTGGAACAATGGCATCAGAATCTACAGGATTAATTAAAATCGCATCCACATTTTGGCTGATGAAATTTTGAACATTATTTAATTGTGTTGCAGAATCATTTTGGGCATCAGAAACCGTTAATTTTGTATTTTTTTCTTTGGCCATTGATTTAATCGCATTGTTCATTGAAACAAAATAAGGATTGTTTGTTGTCGAAATAGAAACACCAATATTTAATTCATTTGGTTTCTTATGCGTTACCTCTTCTACTTTTTCTTTTCCATCACGGCCTGGAATGCCGGTATAAAGACTACATGCGGTCAAAGTTGAGACTGCTAAAGTAGCTACAAAAGCAAAAGTTAATTTTTTTACTAATTTCAT